TTACCATAATCCCTTCTTCACTTCCACAGGGTCTTGACTGGCAGGAGCGCGAGCAGCTTTCGCAGCTTTGGGCTTCTGTTCTTCAGCTTCAGCTACAGCTTCAGCCTGTAGTTGCAATGTTGGAGCTTCACTTGCACCATTGGAAGCAGAGGCAATAGCACCTTCATCTTTAGGCTTGCGTGGAATCTTTGGTTTCTTCTCAATGGGTGGTGGAGCATCATCAATGATGGTAAAGGTCATAGGCTTGCGGGTTTTCTTTCCCAGAAGAGCAGGATGCTGGAATAACTGTTTAGCTTCAGCCAGTGTGATACCATACTTTGCTGCAATAGCTGGCCTGTCAAGACCATCTGTTAAATCCTGCAATACTCCCTTAATAGAGATTGGTTTTTTTTCTGTTGCCATGTTATACAATTTTTGTTTGTTTACAATGTGGTTATCAAATCATGAATTAGTAAGTAGCCAATTTTTCAAGGATCATATTGAAGTCATTTTCAATTTTGCCTTCAAACAATCCCATAGTGCTTCTTGCTGTATTAAAGCCATTATTCTGAGTTTCAAGGATGAAACTTGGCTTTCCTCCATCCATCTCCACTCTTGAATATAATACAGTTTCCATCTTGCCCTCCAACTGCATCTTGGTGCCCAGCTTTCCTAAAATCTTTAGCCTCTCCTTGGTATCATTGCCAACTTTATAGGTCTCAGTATGACCCAAAATAAATGCATACCTGTCCTTCTCAAATCCATCATTGTCAAGACCTATCTTGACATGGGTAATGATGTCTGTGTAAGTCTGAGGAATGATATGATACCTTGGTCTTGGCTCTGTCTTCTTGCCATACTCCTCCTTGCCTCCTATCCAGACAGGATTCTTGTTATCCGCATTATACCAGATATTGGAATCATGAGGAAGTGTCCTCTGGCCTGAACTCTTTCCAGTTCCCGGCTCTCCTAATATCAGTATATTCTCAAACCCAAAATCCTGTAAAGTAGCCATGAAGGTGTAAATGGTCTGACCATAATCCTTCCATTGATCATGACCCGGCTTTCTTCTATCTGCCATAAACTCATCACTCTGTATAGCTGTCAGAGTGTCAATGCAAATGCTTCTGATTTTTGCCATAGTTTGTCTTAGATTGTTTTTTGGTTATTGAATAATGGTGTGAAGGTGCTGATACCTCCATACATGTTTGTCTGGATATGGGCAGGACACTTGGTATTTCTGGATTCTGTAATGTGAATGCTCCTGTAATGCGGATTCTCTTTCAACTCTACTCCCATGTGCTTCTTTAAATTATACTTCTCATCTCCGGGATTGAACAAGGTCATGAATATGGTACACTCCTCTGCTGGATTTCCACTGTCCTTGCAATCATCAGCAGTGGGGAATACCTGCTCTCCTGCCATCCTTAGTCTATCTACATTGGCTAAATTCCTGTTACTGTGAATAACATGAATGAAAGTCCATGCACATAAATTCCTGATGATAGTAGAGTACTCCAAATACTTATCAATGTTCTCCTTCATGCTGAAGCCTCTCTCTCTTCTCAGCTTCCTGATGTGATCTGTAATGACAATGGTAAACTTATCAGGATCATTGGGAACATAACCTGAAACTCTCTGTCTTTGCACCCTGTTACCCTGATCATCCACAGTCCAGTAAGTAGTATAGAGAAACTTCCCTTGTGTAGCAGCATGATGCAGCAGAAACTTGTTAATCCCTGTAGGATTCTCTGGCTCTTCAATGATGTGAATCTTACCAGCCTTCAACATTGTTCCATCAGCAGCATACTCTCCAAATAAAGGAATGATCCTTTCATCATAGACCTTCTTCAGTATCTCAAAGTGCTCATCACTTACCTGTACTACTTCCAGAGTGCCATCAGGATTCTCATGCAATTGCTGCCCCTTCAGGTAAACATCACTCATAGCATAGGTCTTTTCTTTGTACACATAATTGTAGATACCATGATCATGGGCCATGAAGAATGCTGCAAACTTAAACTCCTTGCTTACCCTGTCAATCTCATAAGAAAAATAGATCCACTCCACCTTACCCAGTATCCCTAATGCCAAACATTGTAAATAGGGATGAATGACAAAACTGAAATCACATAAAGTTGTCTTCCCGCATTTAGGTGCTGCTGCCAAGCCTATGCTTGTTTTTCTTTGAAGCCCGTTTATTGCTTTATCCAATCCCTTTATCCCAGTGGTCAATCCAAAACTCTTACCCTGTCTGCCCTTTTTGTAGGTTTCAATAAAGTTGCTCATGATAAGATTTCTCCTTTAACATTAGTGTCAGGGTCTCCGGGATGAGCCACCTTCTCACAATACTCCAACAGTGTGCTCTTCTTCATTGCCCCTGCTCCATCAAAAATGAACTTGTGAGACTTCATACAGAACTTAGGCTGTGTCACAGAGAAATATAAATCTCTTGCTGCATACACATCCTCTTTCCTGTATTCAGGATACTTGGCAAAGAAAGCCTTCATCCTGTCTACAGCATCCCTGTAGCTCCCTTTTCTCTCTGTGTTCATCCTGCCAAATCCAGCTATCCAATCTTCTACCCATGCAAAAGAAAATTCAATACCCTTGAACAAAGGCATATTCCACACTATCTGCCTGCTATCATACTCCTTCTCTACGATTTTAGTCAGATTAATGCCTCTTAGTGTTTCCTCTGGGACTAACCTATCCACATCCAGGTTGTGATAGATGCCCAATAAAAATAAAAGTCCCTCATCTCTGTTGATATGATGGACTCTTAATAGTTCAATGACTTCGGGGTTAAATTCCATTGCTTTGATTTTTGATGTGATGTGATTTTAAATCATGTTGCTATCATCAATCTCTTCCTCCTGCTCTTCTTTTTCTTTAAGCCTCTCCTTTAAAAGCTTTTTAGCATCCAGTGAATAATCAGTTGATTCCATAATGATACAGAGGTGAGCTGAAGTCACTTCATTTAACTCCAGCTTACCCCTGTAAAATTGCTTTGCTGCCAAACTGTTCCCAGCAGAGTCACTGTCAATGAATACTGAGTAGTAATCAAATTCAGTGGTGATGTCATTGTCTGTTCTTTTCCTTTCTGTCCAGAAGACTGCATACTTCGTGGTAATTACCATTTCCGTTGTCTTTGCCATAATTGGTATTTTAATTGTTGATTTACTCTAAAAGGATATAGTATCCAACTCCAACCTCAACCTTGACAATTCCACTGTAGTGATGTTAGCCACACTAAATCCTGCTGTAGCTGATTTCACCCACTCTTTATCCATACTATCTTCCACGCACAATATTATAATCTTGCCTCTATGCCCCGGCTTATACCTGATAGCCCTTCCTATTCTCTGAATGAGGTTCTTTGCATTTCTATTGAGTTGCACTACAAAAGCCACATCAATATCATTCAGGTTATGTCCTTCATTCAGAGCATCAACACAAGCCATCCTGTCTATGATCCCACTCTTGAAATCATCAAAGGCTGCATCACCTTCATATACCTTCATCATCTGCTCATATTCTATAGTATCCTTCACAAATTTATCCAGCTTGGCTGCTGAAGGATTATTTGGTAGCTTCTTTGGCAGGGATGGCTTGGAGAAATAAGTCCTGTCACAGAGTTCTACTGCTTGCTTTTTACCACCACAGAATATCAATGTTCTCAGCTCTTTTGGTATGATATGTTCAAGGATTAGCTTTGCTGCTTTAGTCTTACTTCGTAGATCATAAATAAATCTCATTCTTTGAATAAATCCCATCTTGGTTGGTCTGGAGAATGCTGATCTGCTAAGGTATTCATATCTTGATTTCTCTGTCTGAAAAAATCTGTTAGTTGCTGATCCTCCCTCTATATATTTATCCACACTGTCAAGATACATGGTCACAATGGTGATATCATAAGGAGCTACTATTCCAAGCATCACTGCTTCATCCAGTGTCAGTTCATAAACACAGGAGAACTTCAAGTCAGAAAATATCCTTTCTTTATCCACTCCCCTTGGTTTGGTAGCAGTCAGCACCATGCAATGATCCACTGTATTCTGTGCAAAGAACTTCACCACATTATTATCTGTGGCATTATGCCCTTCATCCAGTACCACATAAGTGAAATGCTGGCCCTCATACTTGTTCAATGAGGCATAGCATGTCCTTTCTACTGTATTCCATACCTCACCTGCCTCCCACTTCTCAAATTCCTCTTTCCAATTCTCATCTCTCAGCTTCTCAGTTGGAACCACTATCAGGACTTTGGATGGCCTAACTCCTTTACAGACATTGTAATCATAAACTGCTAAATCTACTCCTATCTTAGATTTTCCTGATCCTGTAGCCATATAGACAGAACCCCATCCACCATTGGCTACAAATGCCTCCTTTGCCTCCATCTGAACTCTATCCTTAATCTGATAGCTTATCTTGACCTTTTCCTCATCAGTCAGAACCTCATCTAAAGCTATCCTTATGTCAAGAATTTCCTGGGCATGCAATTTAATACTTTCTTTGGCATGAAGTATCTCCGATAACCTCATTAAATTTGAATGTGTCATGTTTTGTTGTTTTAGGGTACTTAAAGTGTATTTTTTGTTGTTTTCAAATGTGGATAACTAATTATCTTTTAGCAGATGGTATAGCTCCCTGAATGAAATAAGATATAAAGTCCTTGCTACTCTTGTCATTATTCCTTCCTTAGATATGATATACCACCCACCTTGTGATCTTACTAAGGCATTTCTTAGGCCATTAAAGGCACAGAATGAAGTGATAGCTCTTGTAGATAGTACTGGCTCATCAGGATCAATAGTCCTATACCTGCCACTAATCCAGATTCTTGTTTCCATGTTTAATGTATTTCAGAATAATTATTACCAAAATCAATACTAATACCCAACTTAACATTGAGCTTTAGCTGCTCATTTACCTCATCTATTGCCTGCAGTAACTTAATTTTAGTGCACTCCTCTTCTCCTTTCTTAACTGGAAAGATGATCTCATCATGGAACTGGCCACAGATTCTAATGCCTTTTGCTCTTACTTTCTTTATCCAGCAGTCAAAGCAATAGACTCCAGTTCCCTGATTCAGAGTGCTGAACCTGTCCTTGAAGGCTCTTAGGCTATACCACAGTTGTGATACTGGATTGAATAGCCACATCTGCTCTCCTATGGTCTTGGTAATGCTATCTTCAGCCACTCTTTTCACTGACCAATTCCTCTTCCAGTATGTCACATGGAGCTTCTTGGCCTCAGACATTGAAAAGCCTCCTGTCAGGGCCAGTTTAGCCACCCCTGCACCATATATGCCACCAAAATTTACCTTCTTTGCTTTGGCTCTAATGGGCTTGTGACTGACACCCTCTTTTCCCTTTGTCCTTTCATATAACTTATGCTCTTCAGCCTGCTCTGGTGTCAGCATCCCTGCCAGCACTGCGATATCCAGATGTGGATCAAATCCATCCTCCATCATCTCCTTTACATACTCAGGATCATAGAAATACATGTAGTGTCTCTTGGTATTATCCTCCAATCCTTTCATATCAGAGCCACAGAGGACATGATCATCATCAGGAGCTATTAAACAGCTTCTCACATATTCTCCATATAGTTTTTCTGAAGTTGGCAGATTGACCAAGACAGCATGTTGAAACCTTAAAGTATTGGTGAAGCCCTGTGTGCCTGCCACTAAATACCCATCCTTATCCACATCCCTTATGAAGCCCTGTAGTATTCCCATCCTGCTTCCAATGGAATAGAGACCATTTAGTTCTCCCAGTTCTGGCATGTTCTCCACCAGTTCCATGACACTCTCTGTGAGTTCAGCTTCAGGAGTGCTGATCTGTGGTATCCTTCTCATGGAACCATCCAGCTCCCTGATATACTTATATAAGTCAGGAACCCACCCAAGACTAAATAGCCATGCTTTTATCTGCTGATGTGACCTTGGATTCCCAGGTTTGCGGCTATGCTCTACCTGTATTGTTCCCATGTGATAAGATGGCAATCCCTTAAGCTCAAGCAGGTCTAACCATTTTTGCCCTGCTATTGATATGCTCTCATCCTTTCTATACAATGTCTTTGGCCTTGCCACCAGCTTGTATTTGATATCAGGAGGCATGAGGGCTGACACTGCCTGTTTCTTCTTCTGATATTCATCCTCCAAATGAGCCAGATTATCCCTACAGGCTTGTTCATCCAGTTTCCATCTCATCTCTACCTGCTCTCTTGCACACTCCATCTTGAACATCAGGTAATTTATCAGCCTGTCAATATCATCCCTGTTATCATTGTAGATCAACCTGAGATGATAAATGAGATTATAGAACAGGGCCACATTGATCCTCACATCCTCACTGCACCTGAAGACATAATCCACAGTCTCCAGATTAGTCCAATCATCTATGGGAGGCTTTTCAATATGGAGATCATATCCCCACTCTCCCAGAGCATGTGAATCTCTTTCAGGATGGATATATCTTGATAGTCCCAAAGTATCAATAGCCCTGCCCCTGTAAGTGACTCCCAAAATCTTCTTCACTGCTGGAATATCAAACTCAATAATGTTATGACCTACTATTACTTCCTCCTCCTCAAAGAACCTTCTCATGTCCTCATAGTTAAGCAGAACTAACTGTTCTTCTTTACCATCTCTGAATCTTGTGGCACAAACACAGTGTATCTTGGTAATAGTATCCAGTAAGCCATCACTTTCAAGGTCAACTACACTGTAATTCATAGTAAAAGTTTTTTAGTTACTTGAACATTGATCTGGGGCAGACAACAACATTACCTACTAACATGACTGGGATAGGTAAAGTCACTAATGCTGTAGCTTTAGGATTAGGAGCAGACTTCTTAAATCTTCCATCTTCATCTACAATCATGATCATCCCTTTCTCCTTTGTCTTCCACACTACTTCAATCATGTCACATTCCATGTGCTTATACAGCTCATCAAAGCTGAACCACTTGCTGTTAGCAGGCTTAATCTCCACCTCTGTGCCATCAGGCTTGATTAGTCTTGCATTCATTTTCTTGGCTTTTGTCTGGTGGGAGAAATAGATGTTGTGGTCACCCTGTAGATCACTGGCCCTGTAATAGAATTGCTATCATCCTGAAACAGGGCTGAGCTTGAGTTCAACACCCTGAGAGTGGCCTGTGCACTTGCATAAGCTGCCTGTCTTGTAGTAAAATTCTTAGTCCATAGCTCTTTGTTGTTGATACTCATAATAATCAGGTTGAATTTGTCTTTGATTCTTCTTAATCTGAACATAACTGTTGATTTAATGTGTTATTGATCTGGTTTTGTAAATCCACTTTCATAGAAACGTTTAATGA